CGCGCCACGATCATTCAATTCGTACCCGTATCCATCGAACACGATAATATCCGGCTGTATGCCTTCGCCGTCTGCTGTGACGTTTAAGGCCGTGCTTGTGTAAATCTTGACTGCATCCATCAGGTGACGGCCATCAGGCGCGGGGGCCATGTCTTGCCCTTCTTTCAAGGGCTGCACAGACGCAAGGCAAGTCGTAACAGTCCGAGTGCCGCGCACCCACACGCCGTTAGTGTACGTTCCAGCCGTCTCTCTCAGCACCTTGTAAGACGTTCTGAAGGTCATTTCGTGCGTAATTCCCAAGTGACGGCGTTTGTCATCGCGCCAGTGTCCACAAGCGTTTTAGTACTGCCTTTGCGAGCAACTGTAACAGGCGAAAGCGGCGGCGGAATGTCAGGCCCGGTAATCGTTGCTTGCACTCGCGCGGTGTGTTGTGCGCCAAGACGATTCAGTTCCTTGTGTATTGTACTTGCGCCAGTTGTGATTCGTGCTGCGCTTGAATCCATGTTTTTGACAATAGCGGCCTTATTCCGATCCACAGACAGCGCCATAAATGGACGGGCGGGGATTTTATCCGTGCCCAATTCGTTATAAGTGGCATACTCGGCAATGCTTTCACCTTCGGCATTGCGAGAGCCTTCAAAGATACCGACAGCGACTTCCATCGTGCGAGCTTTTTCTATCTCCCGCACAAAACGATTCCAGCCGCGATCAATGTCTTTAACCGCCATCAGGAACCCGCGTCATAATACCAAGGCCATAACAGGCCCGCGTCAGGTCACGGTATTGCAGTCCATACGGTGATTGCGTCAGCCAGCTATCGCCGCCTTTGATCTCGCCATATTCACGTTCAAGATCACCTTCACGTTCACGCTTGATTGCACCCACGCCGCCAGATGAACCGGATGCTTGCCGATTTGTCACCCACAGCAGATGCGCCGCGTAAAGCGCATTTGCCATGTTCGCACGTTCGGCATCAAGGCACGCGGTATTGGTGGTGTTTTGAGCAACGGTCAGCCATGTTGCAAACGTCCCGTCAGAGACGCTTGCAAATTCAGGCGCAAGAAGGCGGAAATATTCAAGCGGCGTCATCGTCAGCCGTTACTTTTGCCGGACGGCCACGCTTCGGCTGTTCCTGCGGCTCAGACACTTCTTCAAGGTCTTTGGTATTGAAAGCACCACGGAAGGCCTCATCTACAACGGCAACCGCACCCGGTGCAATCAGGACATCGCCAAGCCAATGCGGACGGGCAGAATTGTTTTTCAGTTTCATATCATCTCCATCAAGAAAGAAGGCCCCGGCGAACCGGGGCCGTCTCATTAAATGCCATCTGCAAAGCTGAAGGCGAGCGGATATTCAACAATGACGCCAGCAAAACGGCTTTCCATCGGAACGACAAACTCAAGCCCTTGCTGTTGCGGGCTGTACTGCCGCATCATCATCGGGATTTCAAGCTGCCAGTTGTCAATGCTGTTTTCCAGCGCATACATACGATCCGCACCAGCAGCACCTGCGCCGTCCAGTTCCACAACTTGACGGAAGGTCACGCCGGGGTGGTTCCGTTGCAGGAACTCCAGAATGGTGACATCGCTGGCCGAACTGTTCTGCGTAGTGGCAATCAGCGCATACTGTTCAATCGGCATCCACACTTCCGTGGCGCGGTGAACGCCTTTGGATTGCGTGATGATTTTATTGATCAGCGCGTTAACGTCACGCACAACCTTGTCAGCGGACTTGGTTGCAAAAGTCTTGCTGGAACCCGTGCCATCAGCCAGAAGAGTCACTTCCGGGATGTTGTTGTTGTTCAGCAGACCCGGCAGCCCGTGATCAGCATCGCCAGAGAACGCCAGCACGTTAATGCGTTCCTGATGGGCGCGGGCAGCAGCAGCGGCCTTCCGTGCGTTCAGGTTGGTTCCAGCAAACAAAGCCGAACGAATTTCCTGCACGTTGTAGCCGTAGCTGTTACCAATCGAGCGAATCGGATTGGTGAACTCTTTCCCGACAACATCAGCACGCGGCAGATCGTCAGCATAGTTGGCAATCACTTTCGCCATGCCGACAGTGTCATATTGGCGGTAAGTGTGGGTGGTTGCGCCTTCCGGGATAGCCGTAGAAACGGGAATCAGCGTCAGGGCGTTCAGGTTGACCCGCTTAACGTCATAAGTCTGCGACTTAACGAACTCAAGTTGGCGAGCAAAAAAGACGCTCTCATTGGCATCAAGACGGCCAGTGTTCTGGATAGCCAGAAGATCAGCCGCATCATAGTGAGATTGCTGGGTCATATTACTTCACCTCGACAAGTGCCAGACCAGCTCCGGTCGTGGCGGTGAGAAAACGAACGGAAATGATCGAGAAGTTCTCAATCCCGGTGGTGGCTGCCTCATCGGTCAGCTTGTTGTTCGACGTTTTGAGGCGGGCAATAGCGCCAGCAGCAACAGCGTCATCAGTTTCCACCCAAAGCCGCCCGGCAGTCAGGACACTCACGGTTTCGGTGGCTTTGTACTCGACAGCGCCAGCGGAAGTCTGTTCCCGTGCATGGTCATGCAGGGCAAAGCCGACCACAGTTGCACCAGCGTTTGCTTTCAGCACTTCCTTTGCAGGGGTAGTGCCAAGGCGAACAGGAGAACCAACCGGAATGATTTCCTCAGCGGCATAGCTGCGGACACTGTTAGTGCCAACGCCATCCAAAAGGCCAGCAAAGCCTTCCGGGTTATACTGATTGTAAACAGTCTGCACCATGATTAAGCACCTTTCTTATGCAGGTTGCCCAGAGCGGCTTTGAAAGCCTCATACCCGCCACTGGTTTTGTCGTTGCGCTGTTCGCCAGCGCCAGCCTTGCGTTGTTCGGCAATCGCGGCATCACGCTTCATGCTCACAGCTAGATCAAAGGCGGCTGCAACGTAATCTTCGCTTTTGCCATTCAGGTCAGCATCAGCGCGGACGCTTTTCACGACAGCCTCACGGACTTCACGATCCGTTTTGCCAGCGTGATCAACCTTGAACTCTTCGGCCACTTTTTCAAGCGCAACACGGGCTTTCACTTCCTCGCGGGCTTGCTGAATAGCGTCAGCTTTCACTTGCTCCAGTTTGCCAGCTTCGGCTTTGAAAGTGTCGCGCTCGGCGGCAAGGGTGTCGATTTGCTTATGCAGCTCATCAACGCGGGTTTTCATTGCGTCAAACGCAACGACAACCTCGGCTGCGGCTTGATACTCCAAGCCGCTATCAAGCCGGATTCGGCTCAGGGTATCGCTCATGGCGGGTTCCTCATCAGTTGTTAACAAAACGGCATCACACCGATCAAGATTCAGTCTGGCATTGCCAGCCCGACCCCTTTTGACGATTGCAAGGTGATTGATCCTGATATTCCGCTGGACAGCGTCATAGCGTTCGCCATTCCACTCGCCGGGGGTTTCCTCAAGATCCACCTTGTAACCAAGGGATAGTTCACGCTTGCCGCCATTCACGATCTTGTCGATGACTTCTTGATCGTAAATAGTGACAGGCGCTGTAACTGTATTATCCTGCGCGACGGCAGGGCCTTTGATAATCCCCACAGCCAGCTTGCGGGCATTTGCCGCATTAACATCAGTGGCTGGGTGATCATCAGTAACTGGTTTGTTTTCAAAACTTGCCAAGGAATCAGCGTTAAACACTTCTTCCGGCGGGCGAAACTCGCGGCGCATTGTGCCGTCAGCATTCATATAGACCTGAATACCGATGCGCCCGACAACAGGCATATCCACAAGGTATCCATCCTCGGTGATACGGGCTTTAATTTCGGCGCGGTCAAATCTCAATGCTGCCATGATTCGGAAGGATACTTTGCATTTCTTGTCAAGTCAAATATCAATTCTTAATCTTCAAAAACTGGTTCTGCCCTGCAACGACATCTTACGGCTTGCCCGGGGTGTCCATCAGAAGGCGGATTTTTCCACGAAAATGTTTTGCCATTTCTGTCACGGTGGTGAGGCCGAACGCGATTGTCACCCACCGTGCGCCAGATGTATTTTGTAACGCCGATGTCTTTCAGGCGCTCTTGTGACATCTTTGAATGCAGTTTCAGCGTCTGATCTTGTGCAATCAGCTTGGCGCGGTTGGCGGTAATCGGCACTCGCTGCATAATTGCCTTTTGAATCGTCCGCACGGATGATCCTGCCATGATCTCACGGCGCAAGATGGATTGCACTTCTTCAAGCTGGCGGTCACTCACAGACTTGATAAGGTTGGTATTTTCTGCAATCCATCCTTCGGCCAATGGTTTAAGCCAAGGCTCGCCACGAAACGGATTCGCGCCAAGCCGGGACGCGCCTGTTACGGTAAATGGCTGCGAGGGCGCTGCGGGAAGATCAACGCCAGTGTTAGCCTTGACCACCAGCCTAAGTTGGCGCTCATTATTGGCATTCACGGCGGCAAACAGGCCGGGCAGGGCAGCAATAACCGTCTGTTGCCGTACACCTGCCAGTCGCAAGAGTTCCTGAATCAGTTGGTCGATGTAGTCCGTCCAAGCATCCACGCGGCTTTCCAGATCATACTGCGCCTTGATATTGCCCACGTTTGGAATCAGCACCTGCCTAATGTCAGCGGCAAGCTCGCGGGTATATGCGTTCATCTTACGCATATACTCACGTTCTGCTGAATCAGGCGGGTTTAGGGTTGATTTCATCAGATCCTGCGCCGGGCTTGGACGTACCAAGTCGAACTGGCAAGATCAATCGCGCCAGCCGTGTTGTTGTAGAGCGTCAGTGTCACCACGCCGTTTGTCCAATAGTCCACGTCATCAAGCGTGGTCGGCATAGTGCCCTCCACAACGTTAACTGTCACGGTTGTCACCGAAACCGCATCATAGCTGCTATTCGTGACATACCCGTATCCGACGTAAGCGCCAGAGACAAGAAACCGCACATAACGGCGCTGCGGAAACTCTGATGTGTGATTCACGCCTGTTTCAGTGACAGTGAATGTTGTGGCGCTTGTGCGGGCCACCGTGCCGCCGCTGATGTTGGTGAAAGCGCCCGGTGTGCTGATATTGGTATCCAGCAACAGGCCACCCAAGGACACGCCGGGAATCACAATGATTTCATCTCGCACAGGCGATGTGATTGCATCAGGAACGGTTACGGTTGTGCTGCTGTTGCCACCCGCTGCGATTGAGGGCGGGTTCCATGTGGTGCTTTTGACGTTGCGAACGCCCGTGTAATCAATCGAGACGTTGCCTGTGACATAACGGTTGTCTTCCAGTTCCACGGCCCCAACGTTTGAGTTAATCAGGAAATCACGCAGAGAACCAGTTCCACCACCGCGCAGCTTATTGCGCTTAATGCTGCCAGTCAGGTTTATGCCGTAAATTTCCAGCGCCGTATTAGTTGCGGCGATATCATTATCTTCCACCACAAAGTTAATTGATCCGGTGCTGTTTATAATAGCCGATACGTTTTGCGTACCTGCCCCGATAGTGATCTTGTTGCGGCGGAATGCAGTTCCGCTGGCGCTTGTATTGACGTTAAACAACGTCGCAGCCGTTGTTGATCCTGCCGCAATAGAAATGGTGTTATCCTCAAACGTGGAATTGGTGATGCTTTGAAAGTAGAACTGGTTTGCCGTTCCATCGCTGGCGGCATATTCCAAATAATTATCCTTCCACACCATGCGATCTACTTCGCGCAGAAAGTGTCCTTTGTGGCCTCGGAAGTCGTTGTTGTATATTTGAAAATCTGTTGCAAAGCGCGTGTTTGTCCCCTTGTCGGAATCAAGAAACAGCCAATACCGACCGCCATTGCCACGATTGTGACGAATAATAACCTGTTCGATATGGGTGTCAGTGCTGAATGAATCCGTGATAAAACGGAAAATATCAACGCCGCTGCCGATATCAATAAACTGATTGTTTTCAATAATGACACGGCGGAAGCGTCCCAAGAACGGAAGCACTCCAAAAAGTTTGGCTGCGGTGATGTTCTTGAAAATGTTATTGCGAACAATCAACGTGTCATAAAGCTGAATGTTGTTTCCGTCTAATGCAGCCGTTTGGTAATCGCCTTCGCAATAGTTTCCTTCAAAAACAATGGTATCTTTGTTTTCATAAACAATTTGCTCAGTGTTAGGCGCAATCAAAAGCGACGCATAATTCGCGCCACCTGTGCCAGTGCCATTGAAGAAAATGTTATTGCGAACAAAGCCTTTATTCGTGCCCTGAAAGAAAATCCGCTCGGCGCAATTATCAAGGACGTTCCCTTCATAAACGTGGTAATTGTTTCCAAAAACCTGCGACGTGGGTTTCAGGCTGCCGGAATCCTTGAAATAGTTAAACCTTACTTTGACGTGATCTGTCCCGTTCGTGTTGGTCGTCATCGGTTGTCTCACGTTCTCAAAATAAGAATCGTGAATGTTGACGTACCCCTTGAACGAAGTCAGCGTCCGAACCCGCCCAACCGCTGTAATGGGAGCCGTAATCGTGCCTTTTGTCAGCGTCAGAACAACGTTTGTTTTCGTCCCATCGAATGTGGACGATGACACATACCCACAGGCCCGCAGGTTGCCGATTGATGTCACTATGCCGTTGAAAACGCCAACGAAATTGGCCTCACCGCTGCCCGGAACAAAAACCGCAGTCTGGTCGCCGGGCACTGAAAATTCAGTGGTGGAAACAACGGTCGGCGTGAGGGACAGGCTGAAGAACATGTCGCCTTCAGACGTGGCAGGCAGGCGAATCGCGCCATTGTCCACGTCAAAAAAGCGGCAATTGTCAAAGGAAACGTTGTTGGCGCTCAAAAGCTGAAAAATATTGCCGCTGTTATTGATCGAGTTAGCATTGTTTCCGGCAATCGTGCCAAGGCCCTGCACCGTCAGGTTTTGAAAATGTACGTTTTCAACTTGCGGCGTGGTGCTGCTATGGGGTGATCCTTGCGTTCCAGCCGTGATAATCCTTAATGTATTGGCGCTGGTTTTTGTCAGTTCGCCGATGCCGCTGCCGTCAACCGTGGTGTTATTCCAAGAGGCAAGAGCAATCTGTGAATTGATTGAATAGCTTTTGTCTTGCAATTGTATTTTACCGCCGCCAGCCGTGGCAATCGCGGTAAACATGTTATTGAATGCGGTTGCATCGTTGGTCGCGCCGTCTCCCGTTGCGCCATATGTGGCAGGATCGTAGGACGTGCCCGATGCAATAAAACCAGACGCAGGAACCTCATTGAACACGCCTGTTGCGACGTTACGCACCATGACAAGGTCGGAACTGGCAGCGCTGGCGCGGTAAATAGCCCCCGGCGTGTCGATCCGGTAAAACGACAGCGCATCAGCATCGAGACGCTGCATGGATGACACGGCCATTGCGCCAGACCACAGGCGCACCTCGGCAATCAGGCCAGTGAATGGCCCGACAGAACCAAACGTGTTACCGATTTGCAGAGTGTCATAAAACGGGCTGGACGTGTAGGGCAGTCCCGTTGCGATGATCTGGCCGTTCACCAGAATGGTCGTGCCGCGCTCGGCATCGAGGATAAATGAGAGCACTTGTGCGCCATTGCTGGCGGTTGTGTCAGCGTAAACCCATGATCCGTTCTGATAATAGCCAATTCTGCCATTTGTCGCGCCATTATGCGACAGAATCAGGGATTGCGCGTCAGATGCGCCGCGCATAAAAAACAGGGCTTGACTGTTCGTGGTCGCGCCGGGCTTGAAAACGATTTGCGCCGAGATGTTGCCCGCCGTGATCTGAACCGCCTCGCGATCATAAAGCGATTTGCCAGCCGTGACAAAGTCCATGCACGGGCGGCCATTGAATCCAGTCAGGTTAACACGGGGACTGTTAGCAATGGCATCGGCGCTTGACGGGCGAAAAAAATCAGCTTGCCCGGCGGCGTTGTTCGTGACAAGGCCCCAATAGCCAATCTGTGCGCCGAGAAATGACGATACGGTTGCAGAATCAGCATAGCCGTTGGCATCTAGCGGAAAATTTGCGGACGATCCATCCGCACGATACATTTCGCCGATCTTGGCAGACCCTGCAATGAGACGGCGTGCGGTCGAGAATTGATAAACAGGCGTGACCGTCTCGCTCGGCTCCTTGCCGCAGTAGTCCGCCACATCAGACAGCGCCACACGGGTCAGGCCATTGGTTTGATCCGCACGATACGCAACCAATTGTTCTGTGCCGTCAAGATTGCCGCTGAATTGATCGAGGCCGGGGACTTGCTTATTGTCGGTGTATGCCATTTTAGCCAATCTCAAGGAAAGCGGTGGGGGAAATCATCAGGAAAAAAGTGTCGTCTATTTTCAAGCGCGGCCTTTGAACGCTTGGCGGCTGCGGCTGTTCCGGGTTTGCCGTGCCCTCGCCATCAAGGATAATGGCAACAGGAACGATATCATCCAACTTATTCCGTTTCTTGATCGTCATCTGATTCAACCTCATCCCGATCAATTTCAACAGATTCATCAATTTCCGCCACATCTGAATCTATTGCTGAACGCACTTCCGTGGCATCAAGCGCCTGCATATTGACATAGATTTCATGGATTTTCGCTTTATTCAGGCGAGTTTCCACCATTTCCTTTTCAGACGGCACGGAAAGCGGATTGAACTCAATCAGATAGTCTTTTGTATAGCGGCCTTGTGCGTACAGTTCCCACGCCACAAGCTGGTCAAGAATAGGCAACAGGACGGTGCGCTGTTGCTGTCCGATATAGGCGTGCCAGTTTTCTAAATCGGCTTTCCCAGTGCTATTTAGGCCACCGGGCGCACGTCCAAAAAGCAAGGCTTCCGGCATCCCGGTCACAGCGGAAAGTGCCAAGCTGAATCGGTCTATCAGGTCAGACACGCCAGCAAGAGACGTGCTTTTGAGATCGTATGATTCGGCGGCATCAATCACAATCGTGTTATTGACGCTGCGGGCCATGTCCACGGCGTTGATACGGTTTTGCACCAGTGTTGTGCCACCGGGCGAGCGCAGCACGTCAGTTAGACCGGGGATGCCATGAATGGCCTGTTGTGCCCGTTCTAACAGGCTATTAGCCCATGTGTGCGACAGGTTGAATCGCGTGAGTTGATCCCAGCACTGTTGCAAGCGGCTATTGCCCCAGCCGTCGTTTTCGTCGCGCACACGATCCGGCACGTCCACGCCATCAACGGCAATGCAGCGGGACTCGTGGACTTGATACGGCGTACCAATCAGCGGGCTGATCTGATACACGGCCGTCTTGCCGAAACGCCTGTCTGCCGGGTCAGTGTATTTTTGCATCCGTGACGTTTGCCACCGATCATACACCCGCAGTTGATCCACTGCTCGGATGCGCTCTGGATTAAGCGGCTCGGTGAGATCCGTTGCGCCGTCATCGAGGAGCGCCACAATAAGAGCGCCGCCGTACAAGTTGGCCCATTTGAGTGCCTTGGCGACAATCTCCATCGCGCCAATATCCTCAAGGGCGGCCATGACAAGGTCGTCGTCCTCCACGCCCTCAATGTCATACCCGGCGCGAATCATCTCAGCGGCAGGCACGTCAATGATCTTGCGGGCGAATCCATCGCCAGTATAAAGCCACTCAAGTTGCTGCTGCCCGAGGATAAGCGGCGCGGTGGCGCGGGTGTATGCGCTGCGGTCGCGGCTGTTGCCCACGCTTAAAAACGTGTTGAGATACGCCCCATCCTCACGGGATGCAGGTGCAGATGCAGCGGGCGTTGTGCGTTTGCGTGGCATGGGTGGCATCCTATCAGGTTAAAAATGAAAGGTCAAATGCCGCTTCCGGTGCGAATGCCATAACAACTGCATCGGCCAAGTTAGGCGAGGCGATACCCCGCTTGGCCATGTCTTTTTTGCTTTCCACCCTGAATTTTCCGTTCAAATAGTCGCGGCGCGGCTGTGACAATTCGGCACATAGTTTCGTCAGGTGCGGCAGAGTGGAGGGCAGCGCAATGAGCATCTCGGCATTGTATGGGCGGCCTTGCACAGCGTCAAACGTATTGCGGAACCTATCAGCGAGGCCCCACCAAGCCTGCGCTTTGAGGTTGAAAAACATATCCCGGTTGCGCTTGCCCTCAGCGTAGCATCCATCGGGATTTAAGACCGAGGCGGCGGCGTTGAACCCTTCAAAACGTGGCGGGCGCTGCTTATGCGTGAGGCTTGCCAGCTCCTCACGGATTGCACCCTTGGCCCCTGCGCCAACGCCTATATTGTCAAAATTGACCAGATCCACGCCAGCGGCGAGGGTATCGGCAAAGACGCGCCGGGCGGCAGAATTAGGGTCACGGTCGCGCCATTCGGTCAGGTGTGTGACAATGCACCCGTGACGTATTGCGAGCGCATTGGCATCCGCTCCCTCATCTGCCACGTCAAACCCAGCGATGCGACTGCCCGAGGCGGTGAGGCCGAGGCGGTGGTGCGCGTCAATCGCGGCGCGTATCCACTCTGGCTTGATAACAGCCAGCGCGGTGTCGGCAACGGGTTCCCCGTCCCATATATGCGCGGCAAGTTCTGGATCACGTTCCCGCATCGCCTCCATTTCAACGCGGAGGGTGTCGGGAAACCACGGGTTTTCGGTGTAATTGATTTTCTTTATTAACGCATCAGCAGGCGGATGCAGAACAAACCGCTGATAGGTATCATCGAGGATGTTGCGCGGGTTAAACGTTAGCCATATTTCAGAGCCTGCTTTGCGGATCGTTGGTATTAAAATGTTCCAAGATTCGGCCGAAACCGCCTCAGCCTCTTCCACCCAGCAGATGTCAATGCCTTCCAAACTCTTGATTTTCGTCGGATTGTTCTTGATCCCAGCAAACAAAAACTGGCTTCCGTTGCGGCTGTAAATGGTTGCTTTTTCGATCACAAATAAGGCCGAGAGGCCGGCCCGCTCGATACTATCAGCAATCAAGCGGTGGACTGATTCGGCAATGGAATTCTGAAATTCACGGGCACACAAAATGCGCGTGGGGCGCTGGCTGGCGGCAAGCACCAATAGCATCGCCACCGTCCAACTTTTGCCGCTTCCGCGCCCCCCGTATGCGACTTTGTAACGATACGGACGCAAAAACGCCTGAAACGGTCGCGCAATGCTGATCTCACTCATCGCCAGCGGTGTCGATGATTTTGAGCGTGACGGTATTGGGCGGCGTCATTGTGCCGTCGCTGGAACGGTGATCAATTTGTTTCCGATCTGAATACTCATCAGGATGACGTGCGGCCATTTGCTTATGCCAGAGAGGGGAGTTAAAGCCCGAATTTTCAAGGTTTGTGCGGGCTTTGCGCTCAAACCATGATTGCGCTTTTTGCTTGGCTCTTTTTAAAGCTGCGGAAAACTCTGGATACTCGCGTTCCCATTCTGGAAACGTCGAGCGATGAACGTCGCAAGCCTCGGCCATTTCTGAAACCCAGCCGCCCTCCTCGCCAACCTTGATGACAACATCACAAAACGCTGGATCATATTTCGTGGGCCTTCCGCCGGGCATAAATCCTCCTGATTTTATTGCCCATTTTTACAGGCAAAAAAAAATACGCAACACGCAAAAAAAACGCTTGCGCCTTGTCGCAGATTATGCGATAAACATAACAAGAGACGGGGCGAGACCCCACCAACAACGGAGACTGACAATGACTTACAACGCAGTAAAACTGTACAAATACAGCAACCGTGATTTGGTACTCGGGTATAACGATTGGTACTCACTGGAGGAGCGGACAATCGACCCATACCGACAAGACTATGAGGGTGTTGCAGAATATATACTACCTGATGGGGTGGAGGTCGTCACAATCTATGACAACACCACTCCTGCATTGATCGAGACAGCAACCCGCAACATCTTGGATATATACCCGCACAACTCCGGTCGTCCGCAAATCTGGGGGATGGCAAATGGCAAAGCCCCAGTCCTAAATTTTGCCTAACCGGAGGGGCGGGGGGGGAACCCCTCCCCACAAGCAAAAAAATCCGCAAGCCCAAAAAAAACCGCTTGCGCCTTGTCACGGATTATGCGATAACAATTGTAACAACGGGGCA